TTTCTACATGAGCCTGTACCACCTAGCGCGTAGCAAGGAGATACCGTGGGAGGAGATGTTCAGAAGGGCCGAGAACTACAATCTACACTTCGCTGAGATGAAGCGCCTTGTGGACACATACGAAGATTACAAGCTTGAGTACAATAAGATCGACTTCACGGACATGATTGAGGAGTTCGTGGAGCGTGGTTATTCGTTGGACGTTGATGCCTTGGTTGTTGATGAGGCGCAGGATCTGTCCACGCTACAGTGGAAGATGGTGGATGTATTGCGGGAAACGCCTGACATACAAATCTTCAGCGGCGATGACGATCAGGCGATCATGGGCTTTCAAGGCGCGGACGTTGAGGCGTTCCTTAGTGCGACAGAAGACCGCGAGGTTCTGCACAAGTCTTACAGGTTGCCAGAGAGTGTATGGCATGTAGCACAGAGTGTGGTGTCACGTATTCGTGACAGGGCCCCTAAAGATTGGAGTCCTCGAGATGAGGACGGGACCGTACAGCAGCATCAGAGCCTGTGGGACGTTCCATTGGATTCGGGGGATTGGTGCATCCTAGCGCGGACCAATCGCATTGCGTCACAGTACGCCGATGCGTTGAGAGATGAGGGCTGGGTCTATAGCCGTAACGGACGGCCAAGCATTCCACCAAAGATTTATGACGCGATCATGTCTTGGGAAGATTTGACCAAGGGCAAGAACATAACTTCACAAGAGATTCGGAACGTCTACACTCACATGAAGGCGGACGTTGGCTATAGGAAGGGCTTTGGTCCAAGGTCCAAGGCGCTGCTATCTGTTGATGACGAGACGATGATCAACATGGACTACGCAAGGGACCATCTAGGGTTGCTGCAGGTGGGGGATATCCGTTGGCATCAGGCTCTGGACAAGATTACACGGGACATGGAGCACTATCTCTTGAATGCGCTACGGCGCGGTGACAACGTCAAGAATCCTCGTATCAAGGTCAGCACGATACACTCCATGAAGGGCGGCGAAGCTGACAACGTACTGGTGATACCAGACCTGTCCTACGCCGCAGATCGTGAATACCAGAAGAACCCCTCTACGGAGCATCGTGTCTTCTATGTCGCCGTGACAAGGGCGCGTCAGTCCTTGCACATAATGGAACCCATAACGGATAAATATTACACAATATGAAATCTGAGATGCAGGACACGGATGATTTGCGGTGCAGCATAATGTCGGCAGTGGACAGTGGGCAAATTTCGCTCCGTCAGCTATCGCTAAAGCTTGGAAAGAACCCCGGTTACTTTCATCACTTTATAAATTCTGAGCGCAAACATTTAAACGAATACGATGCGTGGAGGGTGCGGCAGGTACTAACAACTGGCGAGACTCCAGACATTTTTGTGAAGGATACTGTGATGGATGCCGAAATTATTATTGATGAGCGCGAGAAGACCCACGGCGATGCAGACAAGACGTTTCGTTTGGCGGGAAGCCTGACAACTGAAATGCTCATGGCAAAAGACGGGCGCGACATAATGCCTCATGAGTTTGCTCTGATCAATATCCAGCACAAGATTGCTCGGATTGTTTGCGGGAACTTCCACCCAGATCATTGGGATGACATCATTGGTTATGCTTTGCTTGGAAAAGAACAGCATAAGAAAGCGAGCGAGGGGGAATAATGGAAGACGATCTATTTGACGAGACACTCTGGACGCCACCGGACTCACTGCCAGACCTGTCGGGCGAGAAACTTATCTGCATAGACGTAGAGACCAAGGACCCTAACTTGATTTCCAAGGGACCAGGCTGGTCACGCGACGATGGATATCTCATCGGCATCGCTGTAGCCACAGAGGATTGGCAAGCGTATCTGCCTATCGCACATGATAGCTTCGGCAACATGTCGAAGACGAACGTGGTCAAGTGGCTCAAGGCGCAACTTAACCATGGCATGGATGTTGTGTTTCACAACGCACAGTACGACTTGGGATGGCTGAAGACAGAGGGCCTCGAGGTCAAGGGCGATATATTGGACACGATGATTGCGGCTCCGCTGCTAGACGAGAACAGGTTTAGCTACAGCTTGGATGCCTTGGGCAAGACGTATCTCGGCAAGCGTAAGCAGGAGGACGATCTACGTCGAACAGCAGCGCAGCATGGGGTGGATGCCAAGAAGGACATGTGGAAGCTACCGCCGGCCAGAGTTGCTCTGTACGCTGAAACGGATGCGAGACTGACGTTTGATCTGTGGCACGTGCTCAAGCGGAAACTGAAGGACGAAGACTGCCTAGACATCCTCAAGATGGAACTGGACCTGCTGCCCTTGATTTTCGACATGAAGTGCAGAGGAGTTCGTGTGGACTTAGACAAGGCGCATGATACAAAGAAGCTGTTGCAGTCCAAGGAGGATGCGCTCTGCAAGGTCATCAAAGACGAGACGGGGGTGGACATTGAACCGTGGAACGCGAAGAGTCTTGCGCGGGTCTTTGATCACTATAACCTGTCCTATGACAGGACGCAGAAGACTGAGGAACCAAGCTTTACGAAGAAGTTTCTGTCGGAACATGAACACCCAGTAGCGAAGAACATCCTTGAGATACGAGAATACAATAAAGCGAATACAACGTTTGTTGATACGATTCTTAGTCATCAGCATGATGGTCGCATTCATTGTCAGTTTAACCAGCTGCGCTCGGATGGAGGTGGGACCGTGTCGGGCAGGTTCTCATCAAGTCACCCTAATTTGCAGCAAGTTCCCTCTCGACACCCACAAATTAAGGAAATGGTTAGAGGACTCTTTCTCCCGGAAGAAGGCACCAAGTGGGGGAGCTTCGACTACAGTTCCCAAGAGCCACGATGGCTGATGCACTACGCCTCGCTGACGCCCCCTATGTCTAGGGATGAGAAGGTCATTGAGATCGTAGAGAAGTATCATGCAGAGGACGTAGACTTCCACAAGATCATGGCCGAGATAGCCGGTGTCGAGCGGAATCAGGCGAAGATGATCAACCTAGGTGTCATGTACGGCATGGGCGTGGGCAAGCTATCGTCCGTGCTTGGCAACATATCGTTCCAAGAAGCCAAGGCGATTCGGGATGAGTACAACGAGAAGGTTCCGTTTATCCGTGATCTTGCGTCCCTAGTTACACGCACTGCTGAAGACCGCGCAGAACTCAAGACGATGTTGGGCCGTAAGTGCCGATTCCCAATGCGGGAGCTCAAGGGCTATTCAAAGACGATGAAGAAGCCGATCCATGCAGAGGCGTTGGAAGCGCAGTGGGAAGACATTCTGAACACGCCAGAAGAGGAACGCGACAGTAAGTGGCGCAGCAAGAACCCAAACCTGTATCAGGTAGCGTTCACGTACAAGGCGTTGAACAGGCTCATACAGGCGTCAAGCGCAGATCAGACCAAGCAAGCCATGCTGGATTGTGCGGCCAAGGGCCATGTTCCAATGCTCACGGTCCATGATGAACTGTGCTTCTCAATAGAAGGCGACGAGGTGCCTGAGATTAAGGATTTGATGGAGCAGTGTGTGCCGAAGCTTAACATACCCGCTAGGGTAGACGTTGGCATTGGCGAGAACTGGGGTGACGCCAAGTAATTTAGCGCAGCGACATAATACCGCCGCCAGATCTCTGACCACCTGTTATCGGACCTCTACGGGCTTGGACGTTGTTGTAAAGAGAACCCAAACTGACGGGTCCCCCCTGCGCGTATTTAGGCGTGTTACGAGGATCATGAGGATCATCTTGACTTCCCTCAAAATAATCAAGGAAGGCAGGATTGATGCCGAATTGGGTGTCTATGACAGAAGTTTCTGAAAGAGGGTCGAACTCACCAGCATCCTTACCAAAGATGTCTCCAACTACCGTACCGATTGTTTGCGACATAGGGTCCACATCAGAATACGCTCCTATGGCGTCAGAACCTATATTCGCAAGGGATTTTCTTGTTAGTGCAGCGGTTACGCCTTGGGCAACTTTTCCGTATGGAGTCCAACCAATCGCCGTATCAACCGCAGTTCGTATAGGGTTCCTGACGATGTCTCCAGCAAACTTTCCTAGTTGTTTGGCCGCACGACTGAATATGTTGCCATCGTATGAGACATCAATGTCTCGGTCGACGGGCACCCCATAACCCGCTTGAGCTATCGCTTCCGCAGTTGGGTCAAAGGTCCCCATGATGGCGGCGTCTCCAAGAGCCTCTCCAGCCTTAGAATAGTTCGCAAAATCATTATGGGACCCCCCAATCTCGACAACCCCCATGCCGCCGCCGGCTTCATCATCGTCGCCCTCTTCGGGGT